ATCGTGCGAGACGCTGCTGCGATCTTAATCTGTCCAGCAGCATACTCAGCAAGATTAGAACTTTCCTTTTTAGCAGCTTCAACGGCTTCATCTGACATACCTTTGAAAGCTCTGGTAATACCGCGTAGATCTGTTTTGTCATAAGCGATCTTGACTTCATCTGCCATCCGATCGCTCCTTCAGTATTTCTATCGCCGTTAAAATGTCGTCCGCGTCCTCCCAGTATTGCATCGGTATCCCCGTCTCTATTGCTAGATTAACGAGGATCCGCCTTATGCTTCCTGGTTGGTGGCTTTTGGGCTATCGTCTCCGACTGTTACATCTGCAACCGTCTCAGACCAGATTTCGTAAGACTTAACAGGCTTGCCTGCGCTCTCACGCTTGTAAGCGTTATAAGCCAAAAACATTAAGTCCCAGATTCCGATCTTGTCGTTTGCCTGAGAAATAGTGTTGCCTGTTGCCTTCTCCCACTTTGCCCACTCAGGAGGCTGAGCTGTGTAAGTTGCTTCGTCGCCTGAGTTGTATGTAATTGTGATTGGTAGTTTCATCTTTGCTCCCGTTTGTTAGATTTTAACTAAATGTGTCTGCTGGTGTTCCAACGACTGTAAGTGCCCAAGTATCTGTCTGTGCTCCTGGAGCAGCTCCACCGATTGTTGGAAATACTGGTAGAACATTGCAAGCAAATACTGCGCCTGTTGCAGCTGTTAGAGATACTGCAAGAGTTGTGTTTGGTGCTGTATCAGCAGCCGTCCACATTGCTTCGAATAGTGATGATGCAACACCCCAGTCGGCAAGTAGCTCTACATTGAGAGTCCATTGGTCGTCTGTGTGCTTGTAAGCCTTGCCATCAAGTGTCTGATAGACATCGATAGTCGGGCTGTTTACGAGAGTCACGCTAGTTGTCTGAGCATCGTAGTTTACTGTTGCGATGGTTAGAACGAGGTCGCGACCCGTAATGACTGTTGTTGGCATTATTGGTTTCTCCTTATGCTGTCTGCGTATACCAGGTGGATACGCGTATGTCCGCGACTAGCAAGTTACTAGCGCCTACTTGTGTGACTGTTGGTCGATCAACTACCTGGACTTCGTATCCAGCCGGTATGACCGCCACAACGCTTGTTATGAGTTGTTCTATGTTATCAAGTGATGCCGGGTTGCTGTTATAGGCAACGCAGCAGGTAATTGTGTAATTCAACTTGCATCGAAAGGTGCTCTTGCCGATTGTCTCAAACTCCATGTAAGGAGAATCCGGAACGACCACGACGGCAGGGACTGGGACTTGTTCTGGAACATAACTAAAGATGTTAGCCGATACTCCAGCAAGGGCTGTAGCAAGAGGAGTACGGACGGCTGAAAGAATAGTGCTCGGCATTACTGAGCCATTGTTTCAACATCGATGTAAGGTCCAAGCAAACCGACTACGCGATTAAACAAGCTGCGACCCATACGGTAAGGGCTTGGAGTAAAGTCCACGCCTTCAATCTGTCCGCCTGGAGCAGTACGAGATTGGAATACTTCAACTGAAACTACGATGATTGCTGATTCAACAGCTGCGACCCCAACATAAGTTGAAGCGCCTGTAAGTGTTGCGGATCCACTAGGGATGACATTGCGTTCAATGACATCGGCGTTAGTGATGTTTGCTGTAAATGTGTATGCATCGACATCATCATTGATTGTTCGAGTGCCGTTAAATGGTGTTCCACATCCTGCGATGACAACTGATTGTCCTTCGGTAAACTCATGAATTCCGACTGTTGTGAAGGTTGCGACATTGCTAGTCAGCGAAACCTTGGCAACTGGTGATGCAAATGTTGTAAGTAAAGGCAAGATAACTGCCTCTGATGTATCGATTATGTCGTTTAAGTAAGCGTCTGAATAAAGAGCAGACGAAACACCAAGCACGGATCTCAACTCTGTTGCTGTGATAATACTTGGCATTTCATCCTCTCTAAACTGCTGGGGGAGCGATCGGGAGCAACCGCCCCCCCATGATTAATTGATTACGCTACATTTAGCTTACGGAACGCAGCTGGGTAACGGTTCACTACGCAGACATAGCCGTAGAGTCCGATCTCAATGCGACCATTGGCTACGATGTTTGCGCGTAGTTCGATGCGGTTGCTTTCGTGGAAACGCATTGCGTTTGATGGGTAAACAAGTGCATGCTTTGCGTTTGCATCGTCACCTGTGTAGTTAGCATCTACAACTAGTCCAAGTCCTGCGACTGTTCCTGCTGTTGAGCCTTGTGTGACCAATCCGTTAGCGTTCATCGGAGCGGCTGCCGCGTATAGAGGACGACCTGTGGTGTCTACTGCTGCTGCTAGTCCTGCGAAGTCAATACCATCTTCTCCACCTGTGTTGGCCACAAGTAGACGGTTTGGTGTTGAGCGCTGTACGCCAAATGAGTCAGCAATACCCTTGGCGATTGCGCCGTAGATTGTTGCTGCTGATGATGCTGTTGCATTTTGTGATGCGATCTGTGCTGCATACGCATCTGTCTTTTGTGCGTAGGATTCAGCCAACTCGCGCAAATACAGGTCTAAAAATCCGGGATCAGATCGATCCAGCAACTCGACATTTATCACGCCGGCGCCTGCAAACTTGACTACATTATCTTCCTGGAAAGTAACTGTAGTATCTGTTGATGAGAACTCTGCGCCCTCTGCTGTTAATGCAACTGTAGCCTTAGTTCCGAGCTTTGGAGTGAAAACCTTCATCCCAGAAACTGGTAGCGCAGCTGTCTCGATGCTGTCAATGAACGGACGAGAGTTATCGATAATACCGATTACATCTTTTAGGTAGTTAGGTGGGACCATACCTGTGTTTTCAGCAACTGTTGCAACTTGTAGTGCAGCAACTAGATCACGAGCATCTGCGTCACCGCGTGATGCATTGATCTGTGCCATTGCGAACTGACCTGCTGTTACATCTAGGTTCACGCGTGGATTTGTGTAAAATACTGGACGAGTTGTCGCAGCAGTTACTTCTGACTTTGCAGCTTCAACCGCTTCGGTTGATACTGCCTCTGAAACGGTTTCTGACACTAGGTCATCTCCTTCGGTCTTAGGTTCCTCGATTTGAGGTTCCGGGGTTGATTCGCTTGCAGCTTGTCCTTGTGTTTCGGTCGCTGCAACCTTTTCCACTTCAGCACCTGGGATCGCTCCCTCGGTTACAAGTGAAACTTCGATTAATTGAGAGGAGCTAATAGCCATGATGCCCTCTTTGTTATCCCAAGCATTTACTTTAACGCCAACACTAAAGTCTGAGCGCAAGCCTGTTGCTGCCTCTTCTAATGCGTCATTGCCAGCAGTTGTTTTTGCGATCTTAAATGATGCAGTAATACCTGTTTCATCTTGTGACCACTCCATCAACTTGCCGATTGGCTTTGTCATTTCATGCTCTAAAACTAATTTAGTATTCTTGCTAAAAGTAATTGAGTTAGGTAGGAAAACAGTTTGACCAGCAGAAGTATTGCCGACTGAATCCCATTGAACGATGCGTCCAGCGATAATGCGTGATTCTGCATCGCTTGCTGTAATTGTTACTGGCATTGTTATCTTCATGATAGCAAGTCCTCCTGTTGTCTGATTTCATCAACGCTCATCGCGCCAATTCTGTTTAGGATCTCGTAAACCTGTGCGCGCTCTAATGGATTGCCACGCAAGAAGTCATCTAGTGCATAGCGCACTTCATTGCCTTGTCCCACGAAGTCCGCCATTGAGATTCGCTGTTCAATAGCAGTCAAGATTGGACGCAATGAGAAATCAACAAGTGATCTACGCTCTGAGATTGCGTTTGAGTAAGTCATCGATGTTGTTTCAGCTGATGCAAAGTAAGCAGGTAATCCAGCAGCTCTACACAATTCTAAAGCGACATACTGACGCGCTTCGTTGAGTTGCAGTTTGTTTGGATCAATTCCCATAGCCTGCAATTCCACATCGGCGTTCAGAAATGCTGTGCTCCGAGTTGTGCGGGCTACGCGCCAGGCTTCAAGCAGTTTGCCAATACGCTCGCTAGTAAGGTTAGTTCCGTTTGACTTTAAAACCATCATTGGTACAGGTTCTTTAGCAAATGCTTCTGATGCGTTTTCTAATGCAACCGCAGCTCTAATTGTGCGACCTGCGCGAGATAAGAAACCTTCATCCAAACCATTAAACACTACAAGAGATCGAATACCCATTGAAGGAACAGCAGTTCCATCTACTGAGTAACCGATGATTTCAGTATTGTTTGCGTTTGTTGTATAAGTAACGCGATCGGGTGAAACGCGTGTCCACTCTTGGATTCGTCCATCGGCATACATAGACATTATTTGTCCATACGCCACGCCGTGGAACAATAAGTCCTCAGCAACGAAAGCGTAGATAGATGATCCGGGAACGCGTGAATCTGGTTGGTTAATTACGCGGTTGGGTTCAACTCGTACCCCGGAAGATTTAATGCGTTGCTCTAAAGGCAACGATGCAACAGTCGAGCAAATGATGTTGCGCGCTCTTGCGATAGTTGGAACCGCCATTGCTTGCTGACGATTTGCAGTCGCCAAAGGATAAAACATACTTTGGACTGAGTTATTGAAAGGTGCAGGAGTTGCAGCTGCGTCTACCGTAAGTCCTACCGGTTCAGGAGCTTTAGCGAAGAAATCTCTGAGTGCCATTAGCATAAAATTATACCATAATCAACCCAGCACGATGTCTACTTCCGAGTCAGGTCGTGTTGCAAAGTGGGAAACCATTGCCATGCCAACTGTGGCGCAAATTGTGGCACCAGATGCCTTACGCCCTAAATACCAGCCTCCATCTTTGAAAGGCAGTTTGACGGCAGATAGGACTTGTTTGTTTAACTCAGCTTGATTCGTGTGAACCAAACGCTGGGAGGTAATAGCCGACAACATCTCATCGCAAGCCTGCCCATAAATGGCTCCATCGATCGCAGTCGTTGGAATACCTGCCGGGATTAATCGAGAAGCAACTGCACCAGCCGTTTGACGACTATAAGCGACCGTCTCCACGCTGTAACGCTTCGTCCAGACAGCGATACTGTTCGCAAGGTCTTTATCATCAATCGATACTGGATTCGAATAGGTCTCCAGTAATACTACGCAGAACTTGTCCCCAACAAGTCGTTGCGCAGCAACTAATGCAGCTGCTTTTCGATCTGGGCTTAGATCAATAGCCATCCAAGTTGGTTGCTCCCGATCCAAAGCGAGCGTACCCTCATGCGCGCACTCTGTCCAACTTGACGGATTGATGGCTGGGTTGATCTGGCTTACCCATTGGCACAATAACTCTGTACGGATGATGGATTCATCGTCAGACATTGCGCTCTTAAGATTATCTATGTGGATGGTATGTCCAAGGCTTGGGTTTGCTTGTTGCCAACCTTTCATGTCATCGATTGCGCAACCTGGCTCAGCACTCCACTCGAACCAGCCAATCGGATCATCTGAACCAGCAGCAGCTGCAAGCCCACGCTCTCGCATACGGTTTAAGATTACTGAGTGCTGGTCTCCAGCATTGGAATACATAATCGCTTGCGGATTCTTAGATGCCATCTGCGTAAAGCGAAGCGATGCCCAAACTTCATCGTCCTTGTACTCACGGACTTCATCCAGGTGGATCGTGTCAGGTGCTGCGATACCACGAGCAGCTGAGTTATTGGCTCTAACCAGGTATCGAGTGCCATCATTGAGTTTAATCTCTTGGCTACCCTTGGTTTCGTACTTCTTTACAAACCGAGTCACAAGTTGTTCATTGGCTTGGATAATCTCATCAATCTTCCAGAAGATTTCAGATGATGTCGTGAGTTTGTGGGCTGTGTGGATCTGTAAACGCTCACCCCAAAGGAACATACCAGCCAGAATACGAAGCTGCATGAAGGTAGATTTACCGTTCTGACGAGCGATAATGACCCCAACCTCATTGTGATACCAGCGTCCATCAGGCTTGACGCGGTGCATTTCCATAGCCAGAAGTTTTTGCCAGGGAAGCAGTTTGAAGGTCTCACCAGTTACTGGATCGATGATTTGCTCGCAGAAATCAATCATTTCTTGCCCGCGGGACGGTAAATCGACTGGTTTTGACCTAATACGGGGTTCTGTCGCCCCTAGGTAAGCCGTAGGAGCCTGTTCTAAGCCTGTTTGAGGGTTTGTAGTCATAGTTAGTCGGTTGTCTCCTGATAGTGGCTGATTGAGCCGTTTTTGGGGGCAAAAGATCCAA